GTACCAGACGACCATTGTCCTTGATAACGGAAACCGTCAGCATAGGAAATGAGGTTCTGGCCTCTGCCTACATCATTGGTGTACGTGGTCCCTGTTGCCATTATTCAAGAGCCCCCAAACGCTCGTCAATGTCTTGCACTGCTTTAACTAGCATCGCAAGCATTGACTTCTCTCGATACACAATCGGGTCACCATTCTCATCGTACAACGTTGCGTCAGGCGCAGCCTCATGTACTTCCTCGGCAATAAACCCAAGCTCAGGAACCTGAGTTTCATAGTCCATCCCCGAATGAGTTGCCACTTCTTCGTTCCAACGAAATGTTCGTGGCTTCAAAGCCCGAAGTTTCGTCCAGTTATCTTCAGTCTCAATATCTTCTACATCTTCTTTGAAACGAATTGAAGATGAAGATAATCCAAGCTGATGCGAACCCGTAGTCGTGATAACTGCCTGAGTGCCTGAAAGCGTCGGCCAACCTGATTGGCTACGCAAATCAAGAACACCTTGTGATTCAGCAATCGTTAAATGAGCGTTGCTGTTGTGAACAAACTGGAAACCAGGAAGGTTGGTTGTTGGAAGAGTGTCATTCCACTCAATATAATCTTCAGCCGTGTAATAGTCGTTCCCCATGTAGATACGGGCATAATTAAATCGAGTTTGTACTCGAAGATCCCCACCAATATCTACGTTGGCCCCAACATTTACCCATTGGCAATCAATACGGGTACCTGTGCCAAGCCCATAATCGCTTGAAGTTCCAGGCACGCTTTCATTTTTGTTGGAATAACCAATAATATCGCCACGAATTGCCATCGAACCGTTGATGACTAAACGGTATTCGGACTCTGGCCGAGCCGTTTCGACACCACCTGGAGGAACGTATCCTTCCCCAGCACGACGAGAGTACACCGAATAACGATGACTCTCAGACAAATAATTTCCAGCATCCGCCGCAGGAGCAGCTACGTCTACACCTCTAGAAAGCCAGTGGACGTTATTGCCAGGACCAGCAACGCCACCTGGCGCTGAGGAGCTTAAGTAATTTGCTCGATAGTTCAGATCCTTTAAGAAACTTCCAGCGGTTTCAGCATTGATATCAGTGCCAGTACTCAAACCAATAACGCTATGTTGCGTGCTACTTATATACAGATGGTCTGTTGCTCCAAGAGAAACAGTTCCCGTAGAGGTAAGAGTCCCACCAGTTAAACCACCAGTAACGGCTAAATCGCCGCTAACTGTTCCACCAGTATTCTGAATTACCCCAGGATAAGTAGCGGTCTGACCAGGAACACCCTCTAACCAGTTCTTCAAATAAGTCCAGTTAGAGTTATGTTCGCTAGCAATGATCGCACTACCAGCTACAGCCGTATTTGGCTGGGTAAAGGTTGCCATTAACGCAGTCTCCTATGAATATAAGTAAATGCCATAGCGTTCACTTCCCAAGCCTCATCAACAGATGTAGGACCTTCTACCTTTAATTGAATAGCTTTAGCTGTCCCAAGAGTAGGCAGTCGCTCAATATTCGTAACATCCGTATTGGGCTCACTCGCCCAAGTACTCGTACCATAAACGCCTGTCCCCCCCGTTGGGCCTGCCGAAGCAGCCCATGTTGCCCCAGACGTAGCCCCCGTTTGAACACCAAAGGACATCGACTTCTTAAAGTTCGCAGTGTCGTAATCCGTATACAACTTTGCAGACATAGCCACAGTTGCATCAGAACTCACCACAATACGAGGCTTACCCCACCGCTTCTTAACAATCGGATTCTTCCCAACAAGCCAACTTGTCGTATAAGAAGAATCAATATGCGATGTCGTCGTCCCGTAGAAATCGCTTTGCAAATCCTGTTCCAAATGGATCACACGACCCGAGTTCGTATAACAAGCAGCCAACAAATCCTGTTCAGCGCCAGGAGGCGCAAACGTCATCATCGCATTAGCGTCTATATTCGTCATAGTCCAAGCACCTAAAGTCGGGTCAAAAACTAGAACACGGCGATGAGTAACAGCACCACCTGAATCATCCCAATCAACAGAAACATAAAGCCTGTTCTTAAACCAAGCCAACTGAGGAGGATTGTTGAACTGTAATCTTCCATCGTCGATAGCTGGTTGGAGTTTCTCAAACACCCAAACAAACTTGTCGCCGTCATACATCCATACGCCTTGACGGTCATACCAGAAAAACACTCCATAAGGAGTCGAAACTGGTGACGACATTGCCACAGAACCCACATCCTGGGAAAGAGGCACTAATTGAAACGTCAAAGAATCAAAACCGTACAGCGCATGAACGCTGTTCGTTTTGAAAATTAATAAGCGATCAGCGAAGGGTACGAGAGCAGAAAGTTCGTCGCCTCGTTCCCCCACGTTGACATCCACATAATCGTAATCAAACCATGTCTCTGGGTCATCTATCCGTGACCAACGCACACGGTTAGCGTAAGCAGTGCCACCTTCTTTGGTATGAGCAACCCAAGCATGGTTGTTCCAATGGCAAGTGTATCTAGCTATAGGGTAATTTCCTGCTGAACCGTTGACATTCGACGCAAGGTTTGAAGCAGTCGTTCCATCGTAAACAAATGACGCAGCATCTCCCGAAACTCCATAAAACTTATCGTTAGTTGTTTGCCCATACAAACGATTACCGTCAGTAACCGAAACACCACTTAAAGTTGTGAAATCATTCGCAGAAGATTCCGCAACAGTAGTCCCATATGAACAAATAACTCGGGCTGTTCCCCCATCTGGGGTGAACTGCCCTAAACCCGTCACCCTAGAAGGCAAAGCAGTTGGATTGCGTTTATCTACCCCTAAACGCATCTTAATGCCGCCACGAGGGTCAACATCTACGTTAAGCATGTTAGGGCTTTCGTTAGGACCTAAATTGAATTGGTCCGAACGTAAATTTAAGCCCCCACTGAAATCCTCTAACATAGTCAGCTTATATCGCTGACCATGTGGAACAGAGCCCTGGGATTCCGCTTTAGACATCCGTTACTCCCAACTAAACCTAAGTCGGTCAGGCATAACACTTTGTGAACGCCAACGAGAAGTCGAAACAGTATTCAAAACCAAAGGCTGCGGTGCAGGCGCATCAAGATACCTTGCCCGCAAATTATCTAACTCCCTAGCAAAAATGTTTTGGTATTCGCGAGCCATACCAGGATCTTCTTGCTGTTCATAAGCACGAGCAATCCCAAAGGTCGCAATTACCTGATGAAACGGTTCAGGGAAATCACTCGGAGTCGCAGAATCTAATGAACCTGCCCCAAATGCTGAAGGGTTCTTATATCCCCGAACATAAATTGTTTGAGCAGAGGACGGGGTAGGGTACAACCTTACGGTTTCGGCCCAGTAAGACCAATACCAACTATCGCCATTGCCAGCAGAATCCAAAGGATAAACAACGTCACCTGCATCTCTTCCAATGAGCGTAAGAACATGATCGTCTGTTCTTAACGCATTTATTTCACGCAACCCGTTGGTGACACTTCCTCCCACCGTAGAAAGAGCATAATCCGAAGTTCCAGAAACAGTAGAAAAGGTTGTAGAAACCTCGTACCAAGGCCAGCGTTTCTCGCTGTAAACAACCTGATCGTAGCCTTGCCCCAACATGCGGTTCATTACATCGTCAGAAATGTCGCTGTTGTCAATTTCAACAACGCTCTGAATGTAGGAACGCATTTCCCCTAAGTTCACCGCTACTCCTTATGGAAAGAGCAAAAGCTTTGCCCCTCGGCAGGACGAGCTTTGCATGGATCACCAGCTTTAGTAATTGCAAGACAAGAAGGAAGCTGCGGCTCTTCATGCGGAATATCCGCATTTATAGCTCGCACTCCACGCCCACCGAAGTAACTATCTCTAGGAGTACTCTGTGAGTATCCTTCCCCAGGATCCCCGTAAACCCTTCGGTTACTTCCGTACCCTAATTGCAATTCTCTGCCCATGAATCCTCAGAACTTTTGGGTGGGGCGAGGGCCGAAACCCTCACCCCACCACCTGTGAGCTATTAGCTTATAGCCCTGTTAG